AAAACATCCCCCTTTTTTAGTAACAATAATCCAAAAAATAGAGAATGTGGAAAACTTGAGTTTTCAACACTTTCAACAGGTTTTCAACAACAAGTTGCACAAAGAAATTCGTCAAAATGACGAACATTCAACAATTCAACAAGTTTTCAACAAAGTTTTCAACAGGCAAAAAAACAATAAATAAACGTAGTAACGTTAAAAAAACGAGTTTTCAACACTTTCAACACTACTACTACTACGACTACAACAAGTTAATATATAAAGAAAGCGAGGTGTCAACCGGCACAAGATAGACAAGGAAGCTTGTGCCGGTAACAAAAATGCCATGTACAAAACCATTAGTATTTCAGATGGATACGAAAAAACCGCAGCTGTGGGGAAGTCTGGAAAACCTATCAAAGCAAGGACTGCAAACGGACATCATGGACGGAGTCAAAAAAGGAAAATTCGCATTGTTACCATGCGGTAAATGCGAGTACTGCCGCAAACAGATGGCAGACCAATGGGCAACAAGAATAGAGCTGGAGGCCAAAGAGTGGGACGATGTGATTTTTCTAACACTGACGTATGACGATGAACATATTCCGTACGGAGAAATCATCAAAGGTTACAGAAGCATTCAGAGCCAGACAGTAAGCAAGCGAGACGTGCAGCTATTTATAAAGCGGCTACGAAAAGCATACAAAAAACCGATAAAATATTTCCTAGCAGCTGAATATGGTGACAGAACAAAAAGACCACACTATCACGCGATAGTATTTGGACTAAAACCACCGGACGCACAATGGTATAAGAACCAAAAAGGAAATAGCTATTTCAAGTCGGAATGGTTACAAAAAATCTGGGGCAAGGGCATGATAGACTTTTCACCAGCACAACCGGGAAGTTTTGCATACGTGGCGCAATACGTCAACAAGAAAGCCATAGGTGCAGAGCAAGCGGCAAAGTACTGGATGGAAGGTCGAGAACCTGAGTTTAGAATCATGTCAAAAGGCATCGGCGAAAAGTATCTAAACGAACACAAAGATGAAATCTTAAAAACGGATAGCATCATATGCGCAGGAGGACGCGAGAAAAGGCCTCCACGCTATTTTGATAAGATACTTGATAAGGATACCAGCCAAGACACGGAAAGCTATTTTAAGGCACATTCTGACGAGCTGAGAGAGGTTAGAGCCAGACGCAGACGCAGTGCAATACAAAGTTTGGTCAATCTCGAACAAAGCACAAGCGTAGATTACGAAACCTATCTCAACATTCAGAAAGAAAAGGACAAGCTAAAGCAAAAGTGGCGTGAACCAAAAGCATGACGCGCACAGCGCTAAAAAGGAATGGATTTAGCCGAATTCCGCTACGCTCCATACGGCAAGGCGCTAAAGCGCCATTCAAAACAAAGGAGCAGGGAAGAGAGTTACAAAATTATTACAATCATCAAAAATCATTGAAAAAGCTATTGACAAGTGATATAATAAAGTCAGAGAAAGAAAGGACGGTGTTCAGAATGACACTGAAAAGCTACAGAATCGAGATGACAAACACAAAAACAGGTAAAAAGGAAGTTCGCCACACACTGGCAGAGAACAAAAAACTTGCAAAATGCCTAATCTGGACAAGAGAAGATATCATCAGCCAGTGGAAAATAAACAAAGTAGAGGAAGGTTGACAAAAATGCTTAAAAGCTATATCATGAACACAGACGGAAACGTACAACTTGCAAGACACTTCAAAGTAAAAGAATTTGCTTGCAAAGACGGTAGTCCGGTAGTATTCATAGACGACTACTTATATTCCGTTCTGGACATCCTCCGACATAAGCTAGGAAAGCCGGTAATCATTACCAGCGGATACAGAACACCAGAGTGGAACAAAAAATGCAACGGAGCAAAATACAGCTACCATATGCGCGGTATGGCAGCAGATATCCGGGTCGATGGCATGAGCACAAAAGAACTCGCCAACAAACTGAATGAAATCGTACCGGATGGATGCGGCATTATCGTATACAACACTTGGGTGCATTTTGATGTGCGAACCGGGAAAAAATACAGAAAGGGGGTGTAACAATGGCACACAGAAGCGGAGCGGGTCGAGGCGACCAGAAACACTTTACCCAGACTGCAAAGCGGGTAAAAAACATCAATGTACGACCGAAGGTATCGCGGGGCGGTATCCGGCTGTAAGCGAAACAAAACAAAAAAAGGAGGTGAATTAATGGCACTGATTAAAGTCAAGGACGTTAAGGAAGCGATCGCGCTAATGATGAACATCCTTGAAAAGCTCGATGAAATCTACCACGCGCTGAAGGATGCAAGCAAAGACAAAGAGTAAAGGAGAAAAATATGAAACTGAAATTCTATTCATTCCACGATGCACTAACCAACGGCTACTCGCAGCCGTTTCTGCAGAACAACAGGGCACAGGCAGTCCGAACGGCACGATGGAAAGCCAACGAAAGCAAGCCTAGCGAAATCGAAGATATCAGTCTCGTGGAACTGGGCGAGTTCGACACGGAAAACGGCTACATGAGCGAAGCAATGCCTGAACACATCGCACGGCTCATCGACCTGAAGGAGACGGCAAATGCTAAATCCTGATGTACTGGTGCGGTACTACGGCGTACCAACCGAAAGAGTGACAAACAATCCGGGCAGCAAGACCGCGCCAACGTGGAAAGCAGTAAAGCGGCCGAACGGCACTACCGACTACATCAAGCAGCCGGACGAAAACACATATGAGAAAATCCAGCGAGCGGGCGAGGGCTACGACCTTGCAAGCGCAATCGCACGGCTGGAAGCGGGAGACACCAGCATCAAGGCAAAGAGCGTGGTATACACCGAAGGAACTGACCTTGAAAATCTGCCGAAGGATATCATGACGATGCACGAAAAGGCAGAGGCTGCAGCCGAAACAATGGAACAGCTGAAACAGATGCAGCAGACCGAACAGCCGAAGCCGGCAGAGGAAGAAAAAAAGGAAGAGGTGAAGGAAAACGAACCGAAACAGTGAAAACCATTTCGCGCAAGTGCCACGGATGGAACGACCACGAAGCAAATTTGACCGCAGTCACCAGCTGCTGACAACCATCAACGAGGGTGATTTGGTGCCCATCTACTGTGATGAAGTACTACCGGGTGATACTGCAAAAGTACGCCTGAACGGGCTTATTCGTATGAGCACACCCATCTATCCTATCATGGATAACTGCTATATGGATACCTACTTCTTCTTTGTTCCGTGCCGTCTGCTGTGGGAACACTGGGAGAACATGTTCGGAGAGAACGACACAAATTACTGGGCAGAAAAGACCGAATACAGCACGCCGACCTGCAAAATCGGCGGGACAAGCGGTCTGAATAATGGCAGTATTGGGGACTACTTCGGACTGCCGACCGGAGTAAAAAACCCAATCATAGTAAACGCGCTACCGGCACGCGCCTACGCAATGATCTATAACGAATGGTTCAGGGATGAAAACCTCGAAGCACCGTTGATGTTAGGCTATAAGAAATCGGATGAAGGCGCAGCCGACACAGACCCGGCCGCAATCGGAAACCAAGCAGCAAATGAGCCAAAACAAACCACATCCACAAACGAAGCAGCACTGTACAGCAGAAAGCCGGCAAAAGCCGGAAAGTTCCACGACTACTTCACATCGTGTCTCCCTTCGCCGTTGAAATCTGACCCTGTGGAAATCAGCCTGACCGGCAATGCAGAGGTAAAGGCATACAGCGGAGCTGTGGAAAATAAAAACGAAGTAACTCTAAGCATACTTGGATTCAATCAAAAAGGACAAAACCCAGAAAAAAACGTGCTGAACGGAATTGCATCAGCTGATGGAACATATCCAGTACAGCTACTTGGTAAATCAATCGGCTACCAAAAAGACATGAAAGAAATAGACGCCGCATATCTAGGCGCAGACCTCAGCGGAGTAAGCGCAATCAGCATTCAGGATTTGCGCATGGCAATCGCCTTGCAGCACATTTTCGAAGCAGATGCACGCAACGGCACACGCTATCGCGAGTTCCTTTCCGGTACGTGGGGCGTGACAAGCCCGGACAGCCGTCTGCAGATTCCTGAGTACATCGGCGGCCAGCGCATCCCAATCAATGTAAATCAGGTTGTACAGACAAGCCAGACAGACCCGACAACCGGGCAAGCACTGGGCAATACGGCAGCATACAGCCTGACCACATGCAGTAAGGAAATGGTGGACTATGCAGCGACCGAATACGGCTATATCATCGGTCTGGCAGTGGTACGAGTAGAGCACAGCTACCAGCAGGGACTTGCAACCAAGTGGACACGTGGCGGGCGGTTCACCTACTACGACCCGCGACTGGCAGCACTGGGCGAACAACCGGTGTACAA